GATCAATTTAGTGGTTCTCCATTACAAATTAGATCAGATGTAACTGTAGCTAGTTCTTTTCAAGATACAACTAAAGTAACAAATAATAATACATAGGAAAAAAATGCAATTACCTTTTGGCGAATGGTTACCGGATCAACCTGAATATTTAAATCCTGGTGCTACTACAGCAAACAATGTTTATTATGCACAAAATTCTTATAAAAGATTTCCTTCATTAGTAAATTATTCTACAAATAATATTGCCGCAGATAGCAGAGGTGCTGGTTCATTTAGAGATAATTCAGGTAATGTATTTAACTTTGTTGCTAAGAACACAGACATTTATCAATTAGATGGCGGAACATTTACCTCAAGAAAAGGATCGCTAACAGGTGGTAATACAGATTATTTTACATTTACACAGTTTGGTAATTATATCATAGCAAGTAATGGTGTTGATGCACCTCAATATTATTTAATGGGTACATCAACTAATTTTGCTAATCTTTCAGCAATAGCAACATCAGGAAGTGTACCAACATTTAGAGTTTCAGGTGTGGTTAGAGATTTTTTAATAACAGGTAATCAACCTACAAATCAAAATAGAATACAATGGTCAGGTATTAATGATATTGCTACTTGGGAATCAGGAACTAAACAAGCTGACCAACAAGATTTACCAGGTTCTGGTGGTGAGATTGTTCACATAACTTCAGGTGAGATTGGTTATGTATTTAGACAAAACCAAATTATACGTATGGACTATGTTGGTGGTGCAACAATATTTAGACTATCAGTTATATCTCCAAACAGAGGTGCTGTTTATGGAAGAACAGTTTGCCAAGATAATAGAAGAGTATTTTTCTATGCTGATGATGGTTTCTTTGAAATCAATGGTGATAATGTTATTGCGATAGGTGCTGAGAAAATAAACAGATTCTTTGATGTAGATTTAAACAAAGCATTTTCTGATAGAATATGTGCTGCTGTAGATCCATTTAACCAATTAGCTTTATGGTTATATCCGTCTGCATCAGATACAGCTAACACAACAGGTATTTGCGATAAAATATTAATCTATAATTATGCTACACAAAAATGGTCAACGGCTGATGCTAGTGCTAGTACCATATTTTCACAGTTCGTAGGTGCATATACTGTAGAACTTATGGATATTATCTCAGAAAACTTAGACCAAATAAATATAGCTTTAGACACAGATTTTTGGAGTGGAGGTCAAAGATATTTAGGAGCTATAGATAATAATTATAAAGCAGCTATATTTTCAGGAACAGAAAATGAAGGAACTATAGAAACTAGAGAATTAGAGTTGTTTCCAGGACATAGAAGTAGTATAACGAATGTAAGACCAATAGTTGATGCTACTGCAACTGTAATAATTAAAAGTAAAGAAAAACTATCTGATACTGAAACAGTTTCAACATCTTCAAGCATGGTAACAAGTGGTGATAATCCAGTAAGACAATCTGGTAGGTATTTTAGAATACAAGTTACTACACCAAGCGGAACACCTTGGACTCATGCACAAGGAGTTGATTTAAAAGCATCAAGAATAGGTTTAAGATGACGGACAAAACTGATATAGATAATGTTAGATATAGTTTTGAAACTCAAGAGTTTTTTCAAAGACAAATTGAAGAAGCAATAAACACATTAATTAACGAAAAGAACAAAGAAAATAATAAAGTCTTTGCATGGTTTATAGGAGATTAAATGCCAACTAATATTAAAAATTATTCAACAACCCAAGCAAGCAACACATCACTAAATAGTATTTCAGTAGCAGAAGGAATGTTACCTTCTAATCTTAACAATGCCATTAGAGCATTGATGAAGAACACTAGAGATTGGTTCAATGATGCACAATGGATTGAGTATGGAGATGGTGATGCTACATACACAGCAGCTTATGTAAGTGGAACTTCATTTACAATTAATGGTTCAGATGTTACTTCAATTTATCATGCAGGTAGAAGAATTAAAATTACAGATACAGCTGCAACACTTTACGGAACTATTGCTAGTTCATCATTTTCTACAAACACAACAGTTACTGTAACTTGGGATGCAGGTTCTTTAACATCAGGTGCATTAAACAATGTTTATATTGGTGCATTATCAAAAACAAATGATTCTATACCTACAGGAATATCTGCTGAAAAAATTGCAAACGGAACAGTATCAGATGCAGAGTTTCAATATTTAAATGGAGTAACATCAGCAATACAAACTCAATTAGATGCAAAAGCAGGATCTATAACTGGTGGTGCATCAACAATAGCTACATCAGACTTAACTGCATCAAGAGCTTTAGTTTCAAATTCATCAGGCAAAGTTGCAGTATCATCTGTAACATCAACTGAACTTGGTTATGTTTCAGGTGTTTCTTCTGCAATACAAACACAGTTAGATGCAAAAAATGTAAAAGCAAATAATTTAAGTGATGTTGTTTCAGCTTCATCTGCTAGAACAAATTTAGGTTTAGCAATAGGATCAGATGTTCAAGCATTTGATGCACAGTTATCTGATATTGCAGGACTAACTCCTACAGATAGTAATTTTATTGTAGGTGATGGTTCTAATTTTGTAACAGAAACTGGAGCTACTGCTAGAACATCTTTAGGATTAGGAACGATTGCAACACAAGCAGCAAATAATGTTGCTATAACAGGTGGATCAATTACAGGTATGTCTGCACCATCAGGTAGTTCAGATGTTACAACAAAAAGTTATGTAGATGATTTAGTTGCAGGTTTAAAAACAAGAATTATTACAAGAGTAGCAACAACAGCAAATATTAATTTATCAAATGCTTTAGAAAATGGAGATACTTTAGATGGAATTTCACTAGCAACAGGTAATAAAGTTTTAGTTAAAAATCAAACAGATGCTACAGAGAATGGTATTTATTTAGTTGCAGCAAGTGGTGCAGCAAGTAGAGATCCTGATTTTAATACAGTAGATGAATTAGCTGGTCAGCTTGTTATCATACAAGAAGGAACAACTAATGCAGATACTATATTTTTATGTACAACAGATACTGGTGGCAGTATTGGTAGTGTCAATATTGTTTTTACACAAGTACAACCTCAGTTTACTGGAACAGTAAGTTCAGTAGCTGTAGCAGACGCAGGATCATCAGAATTTACAGTAACTGGTTCACCAATTACTACTAGCGGAACGATCAATCTTGCTGTAAATAATATTAACGTAAGTAAAATAACAGATGCAGCTTCAAAAGGATTTGCAACTGCTATGGCAATAGCTTTATAAGGAGGAAAAATGGCACAGGACTTTGAATCAACAGGCGGTCAAATAACAAACACAGCAACTACATTATTAACAGCTAATAGTGATGATGCTATTGTTGGTTTAAGACTTGCTAATGTTCTTACATCAGCAGTAACTGTTAGTGTATGGATTTCAGAGAATGGCTCTACAGATAGATACCTTGTTAAAGACTTGAGTTTACCTGCTGCAAGTTCAGTTGAACTAATTCAGTCAGGTTCTAAAGTCGTTATGCAGAATACAGATGTTTTAAAAGGACAATCTAATACTGCATCAAGTGTAGATGTTTGGATTAGTAGAGTTGACTCAATTAGCACATAAGGAGAATAGATGAATATTTTTGAACAAGATTTTATTGGCGATAAACCAGCAACAGAAACTGTTTATCATCATGCAGGAACTTTAGATAAAAATATGGTATTAGAAAATGCTGTCCTTGCAGGACCAGTAACTTTTGTTAATACTGTAACAGTAACAGGAACGTTAGTAATAGTTTAATGAGTAAAATAAACGTAAATCAAGTTGATACACAATGCGGATCTACACTTACTTTAGGTAGTTCAGGTAAAACTGTAACACTTGCAAGCGGTGCATCTCAATCAGGTTTTGGTCGTACTGGAACTGTAGATTGGTGTACTACAGCTAAAACATCTCCGTTTACTGCTGTGTCAGGTGATGGATTTTTTGTAAACACTTCAAGTGGAGCAGTAACAGTTACTTTACCAGCATCACCAAGTGCTGGTGATATAGTTTCTATAGCTGATTACACAAACACTTTTCAAACTAACAATGTTACTATAGGAAGAAATGGATCAAAAATTGGTGGAGTTTGTGCTGACGCAATTTTAACAACAGAAGGTCAATCAGTAACTTTAGTTTATGTAGATGGAACAGAAGGTTGGAAAAACGTACAAGATTCAACTTCTAATGTCACAGGTAATCCAGGTTTTTTAGCAGCTACTGGTGGAACAGTAACTACTTGTGGTAATTTTAAAATTCATACATTTACTTCTGATGGTTGTTTTTCAGTAACAAATACTTTTGGTTCAGGAGTTGGAGCTAAAGTTTCTTATGTGGTAGTCGCTGGTGGAGGTGGTGGAACAGGGGCTGGTGGCGGAGCAGGAGGATTTAGAGAAGGTAAACAAGCTTGTGGTGGTTACACAGCTAGTCCTTTAGCTGCAACTCCTTGTTCAGGTTTACCTGTAAGTGTTCAAACTTATCCTATAACAGTAGGAGGAGGTGGTGCAGGAGGAAATCCAGCATATCCTGGAACAGGAAAAGCAAATGGTTCAAATTCAATTTTTAGTACAATCACTTCAGCAGGTGGAGGTGCAGGTGGCAATTCACCAAACGATAGTGGAGATGGAGCAGATGGTGGTTCAGGTGGTGGATCAGGTAATGGTCCATCAGGATCAGCTGCTGCAGGTTCAGGCAACACTCCACCAGTTAGTCCTCCACAAGGTAATAATGGCGGAACATCAAGTCCAGGACCAGGAAATGCTGTAGGTATGGCTGGAGGTGGAGGCGCTAGTGCTGTGGGAACTAATGGAACACAAGGTCCAAGTTCTGCTGGAAATGCAGGTTCAGGTGGAAATGGAGTTACAAGTTCTATATCAGCCTCTCCAGTTACAAGAGGTGGTGGTGGTGGAGGTGGTGCGCAAGGCACATCACCAAATACAAATTTAAATAATGGAGGAACAGGTGGAGGTGGTAATGGTGGAACAGGTAGTGTCACTTTAGCTAGTGGTAATGGAACAGCAAATTTTGGAGGTGGAGGAGGTGGTAATGTACAAGGATCACAAGCTGGTGCTGGCGGTTCAGGAGTAGTAATAATAAGATACAAATTTCAATAGGTAAATTATGGCAAGTATAATTAAAACAGATAACATACAAAAAGTTTCAGACGATTCTAACATCATTAAAAAATGTGGATCAACAATTACAATAGGTTCTTGTGGAGCTTCTGTTGCTTTAGCTTCAGGTGCAACACAGACAGGTTTCGGAAGAACAGGAACAGTTGACTGGTGTACAACAGCAAAGACAAGTCCTTTCACAGCAGTCAATGGCGATGGATTTTTTGTTAACACAACAGGTGGAGCGATTACAGTCACTCTTCCAGGTTCACCTTCTGCTGGAGATATTATAGCCATTAAAGATTACGCAGGGACTTTTGACACTAATGCAGTTTCAATTTGTAGAAACGGATCAAAAATTAATGGCGAATGTTCAAATTCAGTTTTAAATACACAAGGACAATCAGTAACTTTGATTTACGTTGATGGTACTAAAGGTTGGCAAGATATTCAAGACTCAACATCAGACGTAACAGGTGCTTCTTTTATATCGGCAACTGGAGGGACAATAACTAATTCACCTTGTGGTGATTTTAAAGTGCATACATTTACTGCAAGTGGTTGTTTTAGTGTAACGTCATTAGGAAATGCAGCAGGTTCAAACACAGTAGAATATTTAGTAGTAGCAGGAGGCGGTGGTGGTGGAGCTGATGGAGGAGCAGGCGGTGGAGCAGGTGGAACAAGATATAATTTTCCAAGTCCTTCAAGTGCAGGTTTTGCAGTAACAGCGCCAACAACTTTCCCTATAACAATAGGAGCAGGTGGGGCAGGTGCAACTGAACCAGGAAAAGGAGCAACAGGTTCAAATTCAGTTTTTAGTACAATAAGCTCTGCTGGAGGCGGAGGTGGTGGTGGAAATCCAAATACAGGTTTACCTGGTGGATCTGGTGGTGGAGCTAGAAAAGGAACAGGTAATTCAGCTGGTATTGGAAATACCCCAACTGTTACTCCCCCACAAGGTAATCCAGGAGGAACAGCA